TGGTACCATATGTTTGGTCCTGAAATGGGTGAGCTAGAAATAGCAGCTATAGATGTAATGGGTAATTATATATTTATAGGCGCTTACGATGGTGATCAAGGTATGCCTTGGCATTTTGCTTATTACCCATTAGATAGTCTAAACTTACAACATGACTTTAAAATAGCTTTTGTAGGTAACACTGGTTCTCTATATACTAGTGATATATGTATTGATGATGTAAAAGTTAGTGATGCTTTTGCTGTTGTTTTTGGCTGTACTGATTCTGTAGCTCCAAATTATAATCCTTTAGCGACTGTTAGTAATGGTAGTTGTATTTATGTTCTTGGTTGTATGGATTCATTAGCTGAAAATTATAACCCATGGGCTAATATAGATAACGGTACATGTGTAATGGAGGTTGCTTGTAATGTAAATCAATCATTAATTGAAATAGCTATATTACTAGATAATTGGCCTGCTGAAACTTATTGGGAAATAAAAGCTAACGGTAACATTATACAGTCTATACCATCTGGAACTTATGACTACACACAAGTTGGGCAAACTGTATATACAGAAGTATGTGTACCTATTGGAGATACTATAGTCTTTACTATTAATGATACTTACGGTGATGGTATTGGAGGGGGCGCGGTTGTTGGTAGTTGTTTAGTTACTAATACAGATTGTCTTGATACTATATTTAATTTAAACCCACCTAACTTTGGGTTTAGCGCATCGTCAACTCCTTATGTCGCTGGTGTTTGTGATGGTAATACACCAATACTTGGTTGTATGGATGACAACTATGTAGAATATAATGAGTTTGCTAACACAGATGATGGGTCGTGTAACAATTTAGCCACTTACGGCTGCATAGATTCTCTGGCTTTTAACTACGATCCTTTGGCTGATAAAATGGAGCTAACAACTCCTTGTGATTATAATTTAATATTATATGACGCAGGTGGTGATTCATGGGGTAATTGTTGGTTAGGTGTAAGACAAGGTGATTCTTTGTGGCAATTTAAAATTGATTCAATAGGTATTTATTCTGATACATTTAATTTATCTCTAAGCGCTTACAAAGAAGTTTACGTGTATTACTTTGAGGTACCAACTCCTCAGCAAAATCCTCAACAGTTAGACATTCAGACGATACAAAATTCATTTAAACTAGAAAACAATTATGGTGTTATACTTTATGAAGGTAATAACCCTTGGCCTGGTCCAAACGAAAACAAATTAAGAGATTTTAAAAATCCAGAAGATATTCACGCTGCTTTACCTTACTGTGGTAACGAGTGTATAGATGTAATAGTTGGTTGTTTAGATGCTACGGCTTATAATTATAGTGATACAGCTAATACTGCTGACACGTGTTATTACAGTCCTGGTTGTACATCTCCAGCTTATTTAGAATATTACACGCAAGGTTATACCGCTGATATAGATGACACTAGTTGTGTTAACTTAGCGGTGTTTGGTTGTACAGACATAAATGCTTTTAATTACGATGTTTCTGCTAACGTAGATAATGGTGGTTGCATAGCAGTAGTTGTAGGTTGTATGAATCCTTTAGCATTTAATTATAATGCAAGTGCTAATACAGCTGGTAATTGCATACCTGTTGTAACTGGCTGCACTAGTAGTATAGCTATTAATTATAACCCTGACGCTAACACTGATGACGGTAGTTGCATAGGTGTTGTTTATGGCTGTATGGATCCTAATGCATTTAACTATGACCCGTTGGCTAATGTAGAAGATAATAGCTGCATAGATATAGTATATGGCTGTACAGACCCTACGATGTTTAATTATAATCAATTAGCAAATATAGACAATGGGTCTTGCATACCATTTGTTTACGGCTGTATAGACAGCACAATGTTTAATTATAACCCTTTAGCAAATGCTGATAATAATTCTTGTATTCCTTATATTTACGGTTGTACTGATCCCTCAATGCTTAACTTTAACCCAGAAGCTAATACAGAAGATTTTAATTGCATTTCTTATGTTTATGGTTGTATGGATAGTACTGCTTTTAATTATGATTCAACAGCTAATACTGATAACGGTTCGTGTATTGAAGTGGTTCAGGGATGTATGGATTTAAACGCATGGAATTATAATCCTTTAGCAAACATAAATCACGGGCATGACTCTCTAGGGTGTTTATATGCTGCAACCTGGTGTATAAATGGATCTGGAAATCCTTTCTTTTTAAATGATGAATGTTACGCTTGGGTAATAGAAGTAGATGATTACTGTTGTGAAAATGAATGGGATACAATATGTCAAGCTACTTATGATTATTGTACAGGAACTTGGTCTGGGCCTTTATTTAGCAGATATGATAAAAAAGAATTAATAATGATTACAGATTTATTAGGAAGACCTGCAAAAAATAATAATAATAATTTGCTTTTTTATATTTATAGTGATGGAAGTATTGAAAAGAAAATAAAAATAAAATAATTATGTGGAGTTTGTTTAAAGATAAAAACGAAATTAATGAAAAAAATGTAGTTGGATTTGCATCTTTTGTTGTTATGGTTTTATTTGCTGTAGCTGATCTTGGCACTAGCGTAATAGCTGATAAAGATTTAATTATAAATGAAGTTGTTTATAATTCATTTGTATGGGTAACATTAGGATGCTTTGGAATTAGCTCATTTGAAAAAGTAAAAACAAAATAAATTATGCCAATATTAACAACAATAAGTGGAGTGCCTTTATATAGCACACCACAAGAAGCAACACAATGGGCTTTAGCTAATGGTCAGCAAGGCTTTCATACTCATATGTTTCAAGGAGTTCAAGGCTATATGGGAGGCACCACTCATGCTGCTGCTGCTTCTTCTTCACAAGGATTAAATGGTGCAAATGTTCAGTTTAACAACAACAATAACAACAATAATAACAATAATAATAATTTAGGAGGCGGAGGAGGCGGATATTAATTATGAGTATATTAACAAAAATATTTTCTAGCGGAGCAGCTGATCTTGTAAAAGGTGTTGGTGGTGTTATAGATAATTTACATACATCTAAAGAAGAAAAGCTTGAAGCAGAAAGAAAGATAAAAGAATTAATTTCTAATTATGAAATAGAGATGGAAAAAAATATTACATCTCGTTGGGAGGCAGATTTAAAATCAGACTCATGGCTTAGTAAAAATGTTAGGCCAATGGTTTTAATATTTTTAATAGTGTGTACTATGTTATTAATATTTATAGATGCAGGTGCATTAAATTTTGAAGTAAAATCTACTTGGGTTGATTTATTGCAGTTAGTATTAATAACAGTTATTGGAGCTTATTTTGGAGGAAGATCTTTAGAAAAGGTAAAAAAATAATATGGAAAAATTAGATGATAGCCCTGAAGTATTGTTACATGAGTCAATGACAAACTCTTATATGATTATAACAAACAAGCTATCATTTGATGAACTATTAGATTATAATGGATGTGCGCTACCGTTTAACCCTAAAAAAAAGATTGATAATCATGTTATTGATAAAATAATTGATTATTTTTGTATATTAGAAGAATTTGAAAAGTGTGCGGAGCTTAAAAAGTTAAAAGAATCTAAAAAATATAAGAAAAATTTTATAAATTTGTAAAAAATTAAAAAACAATGGCAAAAAACTACACATTAAATGTTGCGCTAAACATGTCTGCTGTTACTTCAACTGGATACACACAAGGCTTATCAGGTGCATTTGCAATGAATATTACTGGTGTTGATCAAGTAGCTACAGGAAGAATTGATTGTGCTACAGACGGAGACGCTACAATTATGGCTGCGCCTGGATACGGTAAAGCAATATATGTAAGAAATTTAGACAATGCAAATGTTTTAGAAGTTTATGGAGGAGCTTCTAGTGACAATGATTTATTAGGAGTTTTAAAGGCGGGTGAATTTTTATTTACAATTCTACGTGATACAGATACAGTAGCGGCAAGAGGTTTAGGAGGTACAGTTACTGCGGAATATTTTGCTGTAGAAATAGATGCAAACGCTTAATAAATAATATTAAAATATAATAAAATGGCAACACAAAGTTTATCAATAACAGCATCAGGATCTTTTAGTTTAGTAGACTCTGAAGGAGTTACAGTATTTTCATTCTCACCTTCTTTTACTACTGCGGCAGAAGTAACTGATTCAACACAAATGCATACAGGAGAAATATTAGCTGGTACTTCAGCTACTACAATTAATACTGCACACAACAATAAAGATTTAATATATACATTTGTAAAAAATGTAGATACTGATTATGTTGTAACAGTACAGGCAGATGGTGATGATATAGCAGATTTAGCTCCAGGTCATTGTTTTTTCTCTCCAGTCCACATAGATGGCGCTGGTGATGCGTCAAACAATTTAGATTTAGACGCTGCAACTGCTGCACAAAAATGTCAATATTTAATCTGTGACGGAAAAGATACTGGTATTAACACTGACGATTAATAGTTAAAAAGGGAAAAGCATACATGCAAACGTTCTCTGAGTACCTTTTTAATTTCTTAAATAATAAATAAATGAAGCTTAAAGTATTAAGATTTAGTAGCCAGGAGGATAGCACTTCTGGTTTACTTTTTTTAGAGGGAGACCTAGGTTTAGAATTTCTATGCTATACGCTAGAAGATGAGGCTAGGGCTTTAAAAATAAGAGGAGAAACAAGAGTGCCTGCTGGTACTTATGAAATTAAATTAAGAACTGAAGGTGGTTTTCATGAAAAATATAAAAAAAGATTTTCGTCTATTCATAAAGGGATGTTACATATTATTGATGTCCCAGGTTTTGAATGGATTCTTATACACACTGGCAATGATGATTCTCATACTGCTGGATGTTTACTTGTGGGTGATTCACAAGAAAACAACATCATTATTAAGGATGGATTCATTGGGAAATCAACTAATGCGTACAAAAGAATATATCCAAATATTGCTAAAGCGATAAAATCAGGACAAGACGTAACTATTGAATATGTAGATTTTGATATTATACCTGAATAATAATGATAAAGTGGATAGGTCAGCATATATGGGATTTTATATCTAGATTTCGTAATGATGTTTATTTAGAAAGCCTTACTACTACAGATTCAGATCCAGATAAATTTCTTGCTTTAGACGCAGATAATAAAATTGTTTATAGAACAGGATCAGACATTCGTTCTGATATAGATGCTTCTACTCCTGAAGCAGCATCAACTACATCTGAAGGAATTGTTGAGCTAGCAACAACAGCTGAAACAACAACAGGTACTGACACTAGTAGAGTTGTTACTCCTGATGGTTTAAAAGATGGCTTTCAAGGGTCTACAAATATAGATACTTTAGGAACTATTACAACTGGAGATTGGAGGGGAACAGCTATTAACGGTACATATATTAGTACTTTAAATCAAGACACAACTGGATCTGCCGCTACACTTACAACTACAAGGGCCTTTCAAACTGATCTTGCAAGCACATCTTCTGCTAATTTTGACGGAAGTGCAGCAAACACTCATGGCGTAACTGGAACTCTAGCTGTAGCTAATGGAGGAACTGGTTTAACTAGTATATCTACTTTATTAAATTCTAATGTAACTTCTGTATCTGGTAACGCTGGAGGATTAACAGCAAGCACAAGTAACTCTATAGGTGTTGGTAGTGTAGAATTAGGCCATGCAGATGATACTACGATAGCTAGAAGCGCTTCTGGAACTGTTACTATAGAAGGTAAAGAAATAATGACAAAGGATAAAAAAATCCATATTCAACAAACTTCTTTTAATGATGATTTAACTACTACAGAGCACTTTATACCTTTTAACACTACAACGGAGCATGCTAATATAACTAATATAGCTATACCAATGGTAATGCCAGTTGATGGTAAATTATTAAAAATACACATGAGAGTTAATAATCACCATAATACTACAAGTAATACAGTTACTTTTAAGTTATATGATGTAGATGATGGTGAAATTTGGAATGCTGGTAACTCTAATGTCCTAGGAACAAAGGTTATAGACGGAACAGCAAAAGAAGATCTTATGGTTGCTGATTTTACAGACTTAACTACATCAGGGTCTAGCGGTACAAACGCGTTTTCTGCTGGAGATTTAATAGGTGTAACTATAAAAAATTCTGTAGATTTAGCTACAACAAATTATTTAGTAACAATGGTTTTTGAATTAGATTTTAGTTCTTATTAATAAATAATATATTATGCCTATAATAAAAGATAAATACGAAGGAAAAGGATCACAAACTAGATCTAAATTTTTAACAAGAAAAGAAAATAAAGCTATGTCTGCGCAAGCTCCTTCTGGTCTTTCTGAGCAACAAAAAAGAGAAATAGCTAAAAATTCTTATAGAGCTAATCCTGAAAATTCAGCACAAATAAGTAATATTAGTTCAAACATTAATCCTGTAGGATTAAATATTGTAAATAATTTAATTATAGATTCTACTAAAACTAATATTTTAATTCCTTTAGTTTCTATATTAAAAGGCGGGTCATTAAACAGTCTTATAATAAACAATTTTAACGGTTCAAGCGCTGCTGCTACAATGGGTGTTCATTGGAGTTATGGAGACCAATCAAGACTAACTCCAACTATTTCAAGTGGCGTAGTTACTGCGTCTAAAGGGGCTGAATTAAACTGTATATTTCAAGGGTCTGTACCTTATTTAGCTGGAGTAGATTTATCACAAATAACTAATACAGCGTTTAAAGATGTAAGTAAAGCTATTTATTTTTACATTACATCATCTCAAGCAGGCCCAACTATAACCTTTAGCACAAGCAGTGTCTAAATATTGTATTCCTATATGGCTTTCTAATTGGGTTTTTAAAGATTCAAAAAACAAATTATATAGACTAGATAATGTTGTGGTTAAGGGGTATAATAAAGGAAGTATATTTACTGATCAAAAAATTGTTAACAAAACTGTTAATAAATTAATAGGAAGTCGTTCAAAGAAAAAGCTTGTTCCCGTAAATTTAACACTCATAAGTCAACACGGCTATGGTGTTGAAGAAATTAAAAAATAGAACATGTCTTTAAATGATGAAATCAGAGAGTATTTATTAAACAACCCTCACTTAATGCGTAGTAAGTACGCAGATACTGCTAAAAAATTTGGCACTAATTACGAGCAAATAAGAACTTTAGCAAGGGCTATTAGAAAAAAGAATCCAGATACAGAGCCAAAAGAAAAAGAAGTTATTAACTTTCAAGAAACTAAAACTAATGCTGTATTAACCGCAGAAAATTGCACAAGAGTAAAGTCTTTAGAAGACCTTTTGTCTGAGTGTAAAGTAGATTTAGATAATTGGGAAGTAGATAAATACGATATAGGTACGTATGAAGTGACAGGGTTTGACAATGATAGAAATCCTATTACAGTTACTATGTTTAGAACTAAAGCTTTTCTTAAAAGAATAAGGCCAGAGCTTAATATTAAAAAACTAAAAGCAGAACTTATTGAAGATTTACGTAACCTATCTCCTAAAGTTTCAAAGATTAAAAGAAAAAGACCTAATGATAGAAATGATCTACATCTATTAGAAATATCAGCTTTTGACTTACATTTAGGTAAAATTGGTATTAAAGGAGATGAGTATAGTTTAGATATAGCTGAAGAACGTCTTTTAAGCGCTATAGAACACTTATTATATAGAGCTCAAGGGTATTACATAGATAAGATACTTTTTATCGTAGGACATGATTTATTAAATTCTGATAAAGATTGGCCTATACCTGCTACAACAAGAGGCACTCCTCAATTTAACTCAGATTACCATATAGATATTTATAGGCACGCAAGAAAGCTTATGATAAAAGCAATAGACATTTTATCTGAAGTTGCAGATGTGCATGTTATGGTAATACCTGGTAATCATGATAGAGAATCTGTTATGCATCTTGGTGATACTCTAGAGTTATATTATGAAAATAATAAAAATGTTAAAGTAGATAATAGTGATTGTTTAATGAAGGCTATACCTTATGGTAATAATCTTATTATATCTGATCATGGTGACGGACCTAAAACAAATGATCTTCCTGGTATAATAGCTCAAAGATTTAAAAACTTATGGAGTAATACTGTATACGTAGAAGTACATAGAGGTCATTATCATACTAATAAAGCCATGAAGTTACAGGCCATAGAAGAGCTTAACGGTATAACCGTTAGAAACTTATCATCTATGTCTGCAACTGATTATTGGCATGACAGCAAAGGATTTATAGGAAATATAAAGAAAGCGCAAGCGTTTATATATAGTAGGCAAAATGGATTACAAGGTATACTTAACTATAACGTAACCCTTTAAGTTTTTCTATATGCTTATCTACTCGTTTTAGCCATTTAGCTAATCTAGTTCTATATTTAACCCACTTTCTAATTTCGTTTTGTTTTGTCATCTTCTAATATTTTAATTAAAACATTTTTATTATGTAAAGGTCTAGCGTTTTTGCCTTTGTGTAGGTTTAAGGCATAATACTCAGATGGTTTATAAATTTGCTTAACCTCTCTAACTAAATTTTTAGAATCGTATTTAACAATCCATCTTGTGTCTTCTTCGTGTGCGGTTTTTTTTAAATGCGTTAAAAATCTCATATTATTTATTTATTTTAGCTATTATACTTGACTCAGGAAACATTAAGTAATCAACATCTTCATGATTAATTTTCATAGCATGCATGGGTTGATATATAACATAATCTCCTTCTTTTAATTCTTTAACTTTATTACCAACAGAAACAACTGTTCCTGTATTAGGAATTTCTGCTTCTGCTTTAGATAATATTATTCCTGACTCTGTTGTCTCCTTTACAGTTTCTGGCGTTATTAAAACTTTGTTGTTTATCATTTGTATCATAGTTCAAATTTTTTATGGGTGTTGCCCGTTATTAAACATAAATAATCTTGCTCTGTAGTATAGACTCTTCTTCTACAATTTTTATTATGAAACCCTAATCTATGTAAGATATATTTAATACGCTTCATAATCATCTTCAGTGTATTTATCCCTCCATTTATCTAGTTCATTAAAATATAAATCTCTAAATTTATCCATTTCTTTTTCTAGTTCTTTACATTCTTTTATTTTTATTATAAAAGCTGTTGCAAATCCTATAATAAAACCTATTGCTAAACTTATTGTAATTATTGTCATAATTGTATATTCTATATTATTCATACCAAACCTTATAAATCTTACATCCGTTAGATGTTGTACAAGCAAGTTCTTTTCTTTTTACAACCTTTTGGTTTAATTGTTCTTTACTCCAATATTTTGGATTCTTGCTGTTTAGCTTTTTCTTTTTGCTCATATTCTTTCATATTTTTAATTATGTTATTTTCTTGCATTTCTAAACTTGATTTATATGCATGTGCACACAAACAGATAGTTGCTAATATAATAAATATTAATATAATTATTGCCATTTTAAAATATATATCTAATTTTATTCCAAGGTATTACCTTATCATGTAAGTCTTTAAATTGTTTAATGTATTCACGTTTTAACTTGTAATTATATCTAATATTTTCACATCCATATTCTGATATTTTAGTTTCTTGTATATTAGGAACCCATAAATCTATTTCTGTTTTTGGATTGTTTTTAAGATTTAAAGTATGTCTTTCTATGTTGTGTGTAAGAAATATACATTCTGATAAAACATTTTCTTTAATTTCTATATACTTATCCATTAATCTAAATAATTCAAAATAATCATTTAGCCATCCATCATACACCATTATAGGGCTAAAGTTTACATGCACATCGTAACCAGCAAATGTAAAAGCATCAATAGCTAATATTCTGTCTATAATTTTTGATGTATTTGGTTCGTGTAAATCAGCTTTATTTTGCGGTATTAAACTAAATCTAATACGTATTTTTCCTTTAGGATCAAAATATAACAAATCTTTATTTACATATTTAGTAGCAAAACTACCCATAATGTCAGGGTGATTTTTAAAAAATGTAAATATTTTTTCCCACTCATGGTGTTTAGCGTGCAAAGCAAAATCTTCATTGCAGCTTATATCGTATGTAATATATTTTTCATGCGTTTGATTAGGTTTTTCTATTTGTGCAAATGCTGCATGCGAGTTTATTTCAGTAAGTATGTCTTCTGTATTAGTTGCTACACCTAAACCAAAAGGCATATGGCGCTTCATATAACAGTATGAACAATTATAGAGGCAACCATAACCAAAGCTTGGTGATATAAAATCTGTTGACCTACCAGAAGGCCTAATTTTAAATGTCTTTCTTTTTACTTTCTTTACTTTCATGTTTTAATCTTTCTAATTCAAATTCTAAATGAGCTATTGCTTTTGTAATGCAATCTATTGGTGATTTATGTTTACGTTTTGCACGCAAAATATATGTGACTGCTGTCCCACAGTTATACGAAAGATCAAAGTCTTCTACTACTTTGCGAGCTTCGTATTTATGATACTTTCCTATATAATAAGATGGTATTCTTTTATCTCCAGTGGTATTTGCAATATATCCATTTCTACCCACTTCCCAATAATGCTCATTATGTTTTGTCATTAGTCTAATTTAGTTTTAAAGTGATCAATTATTTTATTCATTTGTCTTTTGTAGAATAAATCAAATTCTACATATTCCATTTGGCCTGTATCTCCATTAAGATTTTTAGGCTGTGTTTTTTCCCATAGCTTATAAAGCACTCCCCTCATTCTTTGACTAGGAGTTTTTTCACTAAACTCTGCGTTAGTTGTTGCTTTTTCTACTGCATCTATCTGGTCTTGATTAATATGATTAGCTGATATTAATACATAGCCAGGTCTTTTAATTAATCCAAATAGATTAACCATAGTTTCGTGTGCCAGCTCAGGAGTACCTACATAGATACGTAGGCTCCCGTCTGCTAAGGTACTAACTTTATCAATACCCCCTTCAAATACTACTGAATTTTTCATTTTTTTAATCTTTAATTTCCCCGTTCATAATCATTTCTATTGCCTTGTCTTGACGTTCTTTTCTATCTTTTCTGTCTTTTTTTGCAATATCATAAGTAATTTTGTCATAAAAATCCTTAAATACAAATCCTATAAAATTGCCTTCTGCATCATATGCTTTTACTGCTCCTTTTGGTGTTCTTCCTTTTGGTATTTTCATAATATATCTTCGTTCATTATATGTATAGTTCTTTCTGATTTTTTGTCAAGATAATCAAATCCTTGGCTAGGCCAATAATCATTATCAAGACAATATTTATATATTTCTAGGTCTGTGTTATACAAATCTCTACCCATATCTATAAGATTATCTCCCAACTGTATTATATTAATACTAAATGGTGGATTTTTTTCTATAGCTACAATATAGAACTCCTGAGCCTTTACAGCGTCCATATAGAATGCAGCCTGCTTATAGTACTTAAACTTCCTTACAGAGCTTGCAAAGCCGTAATAAGAGCTATCTTGTGTTGTCTTTAAATCTATTATAATATTAGCATCTTTATTATAAACATCTAGCATGCCTCTACATTTTATATCCCAGAAGTCATTATTCCAAGCAATAATATGTTCTTTAATACCATTAGTAAGTAATGTTTTAGCATCACTATCTCTCATTATTTTTTCAGTCATTTGATTCATAAGATGATAATCTTGTTCTGAAATAACAGTTTTTAACATATTAGACTTAATAAATTCTGCATAATCTGTTTTACCTTGTTTAGTTCGTTTATCAAACTTAGGCGCTACAACATAATTATTAGCAAACTCTTCTGGTTGCAATACATTCATGTGTAATGCTGATCCAAATTTCATAGCTGGTGTAGTAGGTTGTGGATTGTCCATAGCAAACCTAAAGTATTCTGGTGATTTACCAGTAAGATTATTCAGCATACTGTTAGATACATATTCTGTATCTTGATAGTAGCTGTCATGCGTAAGGTTGTGATTTTCTATTAATTTCATGTGTTTGATTTTAGAGACATTAAGACCCTCCCGAAGGAGGGCCCCAATGCAATCAAAACAAAAACCATGCGAACATGGACAAGAAAGTTCTACAAAAGTAGTAAATTATTCTTTTGCTCCCGTATCTTTCTCTTGTTTGTTTTGATTTTTCTCTTCTTCCTTTTCTTTATTTTGATTGTCTTGTTCTAGTTGATTGTCTATTTCATCCATTCTTTTAAGAATATTTTGAGCTTCTGGTATCTGTAAACAATAATCATGTAAACTATTTCTAAAGCCATCTAATTCTTCTTTTGCAAATTTACCTTTAGATGTATAATCTTTATGAACCCAAGTTAATAACGCAACCTCATGAGATCTTAATGCATCTGACATTGCTTTCATTGTATCTGATATAGGTTTTTCTACTTTGTAGCTTTTACCCATAATTTTGATTTTTTCTTTTTTAGTTTTTAACGCCATCTAATTCTTTTTTTAATTGTTTAATTTTTGATTTTAATTTATAATTGTTATCTAATAGTATTTCAACTAACTTTTTTTCTCTTTCTAATTGAGAGCTTATTGGAGAATTATAAAATTCAACCAAATATTCTTTATGCTCTAATAAGGTTTCATCTGCTACATTATGTAATCTTTTAATATGTGGATAAACTGATATAAAGTTTTCCATATTTTTAACTTGATAAATAATAGATGCATGATTTCTTTTTAAAGCTTCAGCTATTTCTTGATATTTCATTCCTAATGATTTTCTTAAAATAAATGCTAAAGTCATTCTGTGTTCTACTAATTCTCTTCTTCTAGATTTATGATACAATTGCTCTATTGTTATATTAACTTTTTTGCAATAATCTAAAAGAAAATTTGTTAATGCTTGATTTTTTGTCATAATACTTTTATTTTTACTCCTGAATCATTTTTGTCGTATTTATACTCGCCAAAGCTAGGTATTACACAATCACAATTATCATCTTCTATGTAATCATATGTAACCATTAAGTCTTGAACTGTTTGACAAGGATTTATATAATCAAACTTTCTTCTGCTATTTCTTATAAATGTAAATTCTATTTTGTATGGCATTTCTTTGTCTTTAATTAGTTCTTCAAACTTTTCTTTGTTTTTAATCCAGTCTTGTTTTGTGTTTTTTATATAATTCATTACTGTTTTAGAATGAATTAAATATTTACCTGTCCATCGTTTTCCGTTTTTACTAGAGGGGACATTTCCTGCTATAAATATCTCTGCCATATTGCAAAGATAATAATAAATTTGAGAGTTTCACCCTTGGAGTTGTGGCGCACTTAAATCTTAAAAGTTTAACCTGTCTAGCAGGACACTTACCTGATCCTAGGGATCTGTTATCTCTCTCATTTATATATCTTTAGAACGGCATATCTTCATCATTAGAAGTTGCAGCCATAGAACTATTAGCTTTATTCCATTCAGAATGCTTCATACTAAATTCAGACATTTGCTCATCAGTTAGAGTCTGGTTCATGTCATGATTATATGTACACTTTCCTCCTGATTTTGCTGACCATCTATATTTAGTTGAAGTTCTAATAACAGGTTCTTGATTTTCTTTATTTATACCTATATACTCTTCTGATATAAATGTAATCATTAAAGACTTGCCAATAGCTTCGTTCATAGCTTTACTGTCATCACTAAAGTCTGTTATTCCTGCGTTAATAAGAAAGTCTTTGATTTGTTTAGCTTTCCACTCTCTTGTAGACGCTTTGTCTGTTTCTTTAACTACCCAGAATCTACACCTACCTACTTTGCCATTGCTTGATACAGCGTATTGTATAAATGGTGAGCCTTTGTAGTCTTCTAGATTATCTGAAGTTGTTAAAGCTGTAATTTTACATTCATGAGCCCCAGTAGTAATATATTCTACTTTTTCGCCTTTAGCTCTTGTTGTTGTTGTTGTGTTTAAATTAAACGGTAATGCACTCATTATTTATTGTTTTTGATTTTCCAGTTAATATACTTAGTTAATGTATCTCCATCAAAGATAATCTTATCTTTCTCAGGAGCATATGGATAGTCTTTACCTTTCCATTGTTTTGTAGTTAAAGTCTGTATTGGTAATCTGTATAAAAATCTACCTATACCCCATTCTACACATGCACGTTTAAATGCATCTGACACATGACCTTTGTCTTTTTCTACTTTAGATTCTGATCCTGTGTCTGATTTCCACACCCATTGATGATATGCAACTTCAGACTCATTATCTTTTGAATCACAACAAATACCTACCTTACAGAACAGCAAACCATTTGCTTCATAAAATATACTCTGCCAGTTTTCTGGACCACACACTTCATCTAGTATGTCCATGCAGTCCCTAGCGTCTATATAAGCCACGCAGGTTGTTTTTCCAAACTTAGTAGACTGTACACGCCACTTGAATGGTATTTCTTTTCTTAAATCGTTTAAATTCATTCTGATTCTTGTTTTTGTTTTTCTTTTTTATTTTTTACTGCTAGATTTTTAACTCTTGTTGCAGCTATTACAAATTTTACAAATCTTCTTATCATAACAGGCCTACCTCTTAACAATAAAGTAACAGCTAATTCTTTAAATGTCAAAAGAAGTACTTGTCTAACAAGTTTTTTGTCAATTCCTAAATCGTAAGCAATCTCATTTATTATAGATTTTACTTTAGATTTACCTCTTTTATTCTTGTCCATACAGAGGCAAATATACGATATTATTCTGTGTCACCAAGTATTTGAACAGCTAAATACATTGGCAGTACTACAATTCCTGCAATAATTAATGCAAACATAATTGGCCCTACAACAAAAACTATGCTAGCAATTATTACAGTTGATATAATAGGATACTTACCTATTAAACTAAACTTTTTCATAATCTATAAATTTTGTTATTTCACTTTTAAAGCTTAAAGTTATTTCTCCAACACCTATATTTCTACCTTTAGCAAATATAATATTGGCAGTTCCTTTGCTTTCTTTTCCATCGTCATTAAACTCTATACCATAATACTCAGGGCGATATATAAGCATTACTACATCTGCTGCTTGTTCTATTTCGCCTGACTCTCTAAGATCTGACAATGTTGGTTTACTGTTATTACGCATACCTACACCTCTATTTAATTGGCTAAGCGCTATAACTGTGATATTCAGCTCTTTAGCTAAATTTTTTAATGTTCTGGCTACCTTACTTACTTCCTGCTCTCTACTTCCAGATTTATTTTTAGAACTAACTAGCTGTAAATAATCTATCATTACAAGTTTGGCATTTTTATTTTTTACATATTCTTTAATTCTATGAACTAAATATCCTAAAGATGTAATATTACCTTCGTCTATATGTAATGGTATTTTTTCTATATTTCCTATAGCCTCATGTATTTTAGCTAATTCTTTATTATTTATAGTACCATTAGTTATATATTTATTATTTATTTCAGACTCCATAGATGCAAGCCTTCTAAGCAACTGTAAGGCACTCATTTCGTAAGAAAATATTACGGTTGATGTTTCTGTAAATTTAGCAGCATTATAAGCTAGAGCAAGCGCAAAGCTTGTTTTACCCATAGATGAAGCACCACCTACTATAATAAGATCTGTTTCTTGCCAACCGCCTGTAAATTTATCAATAGCTTGAAATCCTGAAGCAATGCCTAATAAACCATCGGTATTCATTCTAACTTCTATATCATCTAAAAAGTTTTTAATTTGTAAACCAATATCGCCTAACACTTCTGGCTTACCTATTTGTAATTTAGACATTTCTGAGGTTAAATTTCCAACTATAATTTCTAATTCATCTCTATTACTTAGTTGATTATGAACATTATGCACTATTCCTGTAAGTGTTCTTTTTTGAAATTCTTCTGTTAAATACCCTATACAGGTTATAGACTCCATAAAGTCAAAAGCCTTATCAGTCATTTCTGCTAAATTCCTAACTACATTTTCTCCTTTTATTAATTTTGATACAGTTAATATATCTACAGTTCTGTTTTTACTTTTTAATTCCATAATTGCATGATATGTAGACCTATTAAATTCATGTTCAAATAAATTTTCATGGATTAACTGAGAGTATTTATCTATTAATTCTGGCTCAACCATAAGTTTGCCTAGTAATGTTTGTTCTATTTCGTAATTATCCATAATTTTTTATTTAAGCAAACAAATATATAATTATTCTCCATATTTTCTTTCTGCGTCAGCCATATCTTCTAAATGTTTTTCACGCATTCTATCGTCATGATCTCTGCTATCTTCTGGATCTTCAAACCAACCACCACATTCATTGCAAGTATACCCACTGCATTCTGGTATTTCATTACAAGCATCACAAAATTTTTTTACACTATCTAAATCGTAAATATATTTATTTATTACTTCAACATGACAGCAATCTGTTATTCTGCTTTCTTCATAAGAGCATCCGCAACATGGTGATACCATATCATATCCAAATCCATCATCTGTTGGATTAGATAATTTCCAATAATCATAATTCATTTTATTATTATTTCATTACTAGTTAACATCCACTCACAACGATTTTCTCTATGGCTATGTTGTTTTAAAAATCTTGAAACATATTCCCATTCATTATCTTTTTCTCTATCTAAATCGTTTAAAGTGTATACAAATGCAATGTCTTTGTAAAAATCTAATACTATTAATTTCATATATATATTTTTTATTTATTTATTAATAAGTAGAAAAAGGGGGCGTTAGCCCCCTCGTCTCTGTTAGTATGCTTTTAAAAAGTTAAAAGCCTTTTCATTCATTTTTCCACAAGCACCTGTTAGTATAGATTCTTGTTGACCATACTCTCTTCTAGGAGATGATTTCATGTGTGTAGTATATTGTGTTACGCCATTAAATACACCCCATTTAGTATGAGATATTCTAGTCATTTCATTATCAATACATCTTGATAGATCTGTAACCATGTTTGCTTTTCTAGTAGATATAGGCAGTTTATCTGTATTAGCTAGATAATCAACTAAATCGTTTATTAAAGATGAATTAGCAGATTGATTACTAAACATTTGCAAGTCTGCAATTTTATTTTCCTCTTCTGTAAAGTTAAGTATTTTGGGCAATTCTTTTACTTTATTTTGTATAGATTTTGTATGTCTATAGCCAGAAAATGCATTGCCTGATAACCACGCAAATTGATTTTGACAAAATATAACTTTATTCATAAAGCCAAATTTTAATGATGTCGTAGCGTCATGTCCATTTATTGCATATATATATTGCTCTGTTTCTTGATCTCCAATCACAATATTATTACTAGGGCGTTTCATTTGCACTACAACTTTTCTACCGCCATGTAGTGGTAATGCTTTTACAATCTCTAAATTATTCTCACCTGCAATTTCTTGCATAGTTTCTATAATTGTATGATTTTGTGTAGGCTCATAGCCTTCTGATACTGTGGTAAATACTTCGTTTGTATCTTCCCTTACTATACCATAGTATGGCGTGCTGTGTAAGCCGTTATTAGCTCCAGGCACGCATTCACCCGCATACATTAATGGTTTCTTAACTACATTCCAGTTAAGTTTGTTTTGTTCTAAGATTTGATTAGTGTTCAACATTTGATTCTATTTTAGTTAATAATTTTTCTGGTGTGCCGTCAAATATAATTTTCTTAGCCCATACATCATATGCACGAATACATACCTTACCTTTATTTTCGTAAATAGTATAGGTAAATTCTTCGCCACAATCTTTAGCATCAGAATTGTATATGTATATACCCCCTGGCCCATCTTTAAAGTGTGCAATTAATTGTGCCGCAAGGCAATGCACTCCATTTGCAGTACGCTCAGGGACATCTATACTCAAGCCATTAACAATATTAAAGCCTTGCAAAAACTCTGCAAGTTCTCTGCCGTGACCATCAAGATAGCCGTCATACTGGCGATACATACAAAGTATGTTTTGTGTTTCTCTGTGTACCTTATTGTTATTGTTTTCATCTGCAATAGCAGTTTCCCATGATTCTTCTACATAAGTTAAACTTCTTGTTCCCATAATTTTTTTAGTTTTGAATAATTTTTAATAATTTCTAGCCATTCTTTTTTGTTTAAAGAGGTTAATTCTCTTGCTTTAGGATCTAGCATGTTGTAAAATCCTAATTCTTGAACAATTAAATACTCATTAAATTTTTCTTTTGTTATTTTTTCCATTTTTAATTTCTTGGTCCTGTATCAGGAGAAAGACCCCCTGTTCTTGTTTTATTTATTTCTTGTATTTTCCAATCTTGATTATCTACATTCATTTGGAATAATTCTGCTTCAGCTATTAAATCCCATATTTCATGGTCATGATCTTCTATCTTATCATTAATAATTTCTGCATGGTCTCTACCATCATCTGGAAAATTTACTTCTACAGACGTGTTGTATGTTCTTGACATTAATATTCTATATGTTTTCATAATAATATTTTTTAATTGTTTTCTTCATAATAATAATTTTTCATACCTTCAATAAGTTCTCTGCCGCTATGTGTGTGAAAGCCATAACTATGAGTCATTAATTTAGGTATTGGTTTATTTTCTAGCAGTAATTGCATTAGCTCATACTCATTATGATCAACCTTGCCTGCTACTATTGATATAGCTGAAGCTAATGCTTCTACATTATGTCTAGGCTCACTGCCTAAATTTTCTCTGATATATACTTCTACTTCTTCTCCTGTCATAGTTCTAATTTTAATTGTTTTTTACTAGGTTCCCATTGATAATAAAACAGAGTATAGTTTGTGTCTCTACCAAACTTGTCTTCAAATGTTTTTGATCCAAGTAATAGAGTGTCCTGATCTATTATCATTTTCTTATCACTGTGTTTGACAAGTATTTTTTCGTTAGTATACTTATAAGGCAGAGCAACAAGATCAAGCCCAGAGTGTCTAGGATTAACCTTGTAGCCTGCTATAAGTTTCTTAAGTAAGTATGACTTCACGATATTACAGGTATTGTTCCTAAATCTTTAAATGTAGTAGACATAGCTCCACCATCATTACCTTCATCATCCATAATGGGAGTTATCCAATGTCCATTATCTAATTGTATAGATATTGGTCTTTTGTACCACATATTTTCATCCATTTCGTCTTGAGGAATGTATTCTATGTTTATTATTTTCCTACCAACTAGATGTTTAGTAATTAAATCTGTCCAGTATTGCTCTACTGATTTGCCTTCAATTTTATATTCTTTCATTTTGCTTTACTTTTATATATTGTTGTATTCTTTTGACTATCAACATGTTGTATAGTTTTTAATGTCCATAGTGCTGTTTCTTTTTTAACTACATTGTAGCATTCTTTTATTAATTCTTGTCTTTGCTCTTCAATAGACCTTGTAGGATCTACTGTAATGCTTTGACCATAGTTAATTTTTACTGACTCAAAGTTACCTATGTTAATATTTTTACTAACATTAAATGATATTGTGTTTGTTTCCATAATTATCTATTTATAATATTTTTACTACGATTATACATTTCTTCTGTTTTTTTTCTTAGATATTGCACATCTAAAAAATGATTATATTTACCTAAGAATTTATTATCAAGTTTACTTAGAGTATCTTTTAGTTTATTTATAGTTTTAGGAATTTCTCTTTTAAGCGTAGATTGTTGCACGCTATCACTTACATATTCCCTCCATTCATTGTATGATTTTGTAAGGTTTTCTCCTATTTTATTTACTTTCATTTACTTTAATTTTAGCAGGCTTAATATCAGCCACATTAATACTTATTGTTTCTGTTTCTTCTCCACATACAAGACATTTAGCTTCTCCATGAAAGCCATCTTCATCAAACGATACTTCTGCTTCACAACATTCTGAAGCTGGGTCTAAGTCCCAATTTAAATCATCCCATATTACTTCGTATTGTGCTGATAGTCTACCACCAAAGCACATGCCTGGTTCTTCATATTCTAACGTAAAAGATAAGTTGGGAAAATCTTGCATAATATTATCTATCCAAGCTATAGGAGGAGTCCAAGCTGATTCAAATGATACAGCAAAGTAATCTATATCGTTATGACATATATTAGGTTCGCAAGCGTCCCATTTAGTCCCCCAATTATTTATACTCCAATCATACCAATCTTTACGATCACCACGTGGTAGAGTGCCTTCAAATGAAAATTCATCACTTGTTTCAATATTTGTTGTTGATTTTTCTACAAATTCTTGTAGTTGTTTTTCGTCACCTGATACTTCTAGGTGATTCCAGCACCAATTTGGCATAATTATTTGTTTTTAGTTAATAAAAAAAAGAAGGAGTGGCTAGTTTACCGTACCGAGTTTCGGTTATTCGTTAAGCCACCCCAACTTTTTATAAAAAAGGAAGGAGCCCAATCAGTGCGTTGCTTTATCTGACCTTAGTTAACACGCGTGGACTCCAACCTTTATAGAAAAAGGAAGGGAGTAGTAATAACCGCTACGCGTTAGTTATCATTCCGTGGCCACACGCACCTACTCCCAACCTATTTTAGTATAGTAATCATCTACCATATACGTGGTTTGTGATTTACACCTATACTATATTTGTGATGCTAACTGTTTAATCTGCTTAGGATTAAAACGATTAGCTAAAGTGTTTCTTTTAAATCTGTTTTTATGCTTAGTAAAAGCATTTACTATTTTATAATATCTTGCAATAAACTTTCTTCTAGCTGATTTATAATCATTATTACTCCAGTTAACTCTTTTCATAAGCTCAGTATATGTAGGCAATACTCTTGTAGTGCCATTAAGATATGTAATAGTTAATTTGGCTTTGTTAACATGCTTAATGATCCAATCAGCATTGTTCTTTCTAAATGATTGATGTGCAATATCATATTGTGATATTTTTTTGTTATCAAGCAATTTTTTTAAATCTTTCATGTATTGTGAAGAGATTTCATAGATTTCTTTTTCCATAGTAAAAGTTTTTTGATTAATAGTAATTAATAAGTAGAAAAAAAAGAGCCACAAGGGCTCTCTTTATTTTGTTGGCTCGTCTACTGACGGAGTCATAGCTGTGAATATTGAAAAGAATACACCAGCAACTACAGCAGTAGCTAGACCGCTGAATGTACCTATAAATAATAAAGGTAGTAGTAATGTAAATAGTATGTCCCAGAATGTCTGAGTCTTTACTAATCTGCGTCTGCCCAAGGCTTTATATACTATGATATAATAACCTATGGCAGCACAGAATGATATTCCTAGAATACTCATTAGAATGGTAAATCTTTTACTAACGTTTTTGTATTACCTGCTGTTTGTGTTTCAGGTGTTTCTACAATTACTCTTTCTTCTACGCTAGGTTTAATAACCTCAGTTGCTAATGCGTTAAGAGCTTGCTCTCCAGTTTTTCTAACATAATCATTAAGAATAGGTGTATGAGATAGTTTATTGTCTCCTACATTCTTGTTAGGGATTAATTTTAGGTTAACCCATTGATTACCACTAGAGTCTTCATTCATGTTATCTTTAACGAATGAGCAGAAATCTGCTACATTGATAGATACATTAAGAACTTTAGTTCCTGAATTAAATGTATGTTCTCTAACAAACATACCTTGTGCTAACGTGTTTTTTGTTTCTGACATTTTAAATTGTTTTAATTAATATTAAGTTAGTTATTGTTAAGTTGAAAAAAAAGAATAGTATACCCCTCTCTGTGCGCATATTTTTTACGAGTTAACAGCAGTGTATTTTAAAGGCTCTTTTCGTCCTTGCTGAAGAGGAGAGCGTGCACACTCCATTCACTATTCTTTATGTTTAGTTATTATTAAGTTGAAAAAATGGAATGCCTAGAATGGCACTCCAAATTGTTGATGATCTGTTTGAAAGCATGTAGCCCAATCAGCTATGTCTCCATTTATATCAAATGAACCCATGACCATCATGTCTCTAAATGCTTGTTCTTTAGCACGTTGTTCTAATATGTGTAAAGGTGTAATACTACGTGTGATGAACACTGGTTCATCTGTGATAGTATGTAATGTTGAGCAGCTCGTACACTCGGCTGCTTTTTGTGAAAGCTTAAAGCCTTCTGTGTTGCCGCAAGAGCAACTGATTCCTATAGTTTCCATAGTAATTGTTTTAGTTAATATATTATTATCTATTATTAAGTTGAAAAATTAATCAGCTAAATATATTAGTGAATATAATTTGTCATAAAAAATAGTTAAACGCTTGACAATGTCAAATAAAATGTATAACTTCGCAAACTCATTAGTTAGTTATTAGTATTAATCAGCTAAATATATTAGAACATATATTATATACTTGTTATAAATGATATTTAAACAATAACTGATTGATTATCAATAACTTACAGTAATTACACTGTTATTATAGCTATTATTAGTACGTTTATAGGGGTTATTAGACTATATAGTACTCACACTTATATACGCATATTTTATGTCTAATTAAAAAAAAGAGAGACTATTTGTCTCCCTTTATTAGTTTATCTGCATAGTTTTTATAAATATAGTAACCGATACCGAATGCTAGTAGTGCACCTAAGCACTTAGCAAACATACCAATGAACAATAAGATTAGCCATAGTAAGTAGTCCATAATAAATAGTTTAAGTTAAATAAATTGATTAGCAATAAATAAGTTGTAAAACAATCGTGATTCCAAAAACAAGGGGACGGTGTCAAAAGTTTTGGAAAGGGTACGGGGTTTTAAGCATATAGTATCCCTCTCTCACAAAAAAATAAAAAAAAATTTATATCTTTGTAGATAATTATAAATTAAACTTTTAGTATTATGCCACACGTACCAGGACACGGAGAAAATTATTCACCAGGCGGACCAGACGTTATGATGGCTGATCCATATCTTCAGGATGGGCCTTTAGGAATGGCTGAACTAGCCCCATCATTAAATGTTACCGCAAGTGGCTTACCTATAAATAGAAGTAATCCTTATGGTATAGACACAGGTCTTGCTAATTTTGATAATGTAGATCTATCTGCATTGGGTGGGTCTGGTAATTTAAGAGATTTGTTTGGTAGACTTAATATGATAAGTTTAAGAAATCAAGCAGGAGCTGGATCAGGAGGAGGTACTACATTAACAGAAGGTAATATGGATGCCAATCCATTAATTGCTTTAAATGAGTATATGGGAAAAAATGTTACTAGCTTTGATAAAGGGGGTGCATTACGCAGTATATATGATCAAGGAGGGCAGTTAAGTCCAAAAGAAATGAAGAAGGTTCAAGGTCTTGGTAGAAACGGAGACACTCAACTTGCTCATATTAATCCACAAGAAGCTGCAATGTTAAAGGCTATGGGTGGTAGCGGGACTATTAATCCTTATACAGGTCTTCCAGAATATTTTGGGTTCTTTAATTTTATTTCTGATGTGCTAGGTTCTGCTGGCGATGTTGTTGGAGATGTAATGGGAGGGGTGAGTGATGTTGTATCGCCAATAATAAACCCTGTATTTGATGCAGCAGGAGAAGTTTTAGATCCTGTAGCAGATATTGCTCACGAAGGAGTAAGCGCTGCTGGGGGTCTAGTAGAAAATGTAATAGAAACAGGATCAGATGTTTTGATAGACGGAGTAAAAACTTTAGGATTTGATGTAGCTATGCCTCTTTTTGAAGGCATTGTTAATCCTATTAATGATATTTTATCAGGATTGGTAAGCGGTGGAGATACTGTAAATCCATATCAACCTTCTGAACCAAAAAAGATTCAGAGAGAAGCTGTAGAGAAACAACCTGAAACTCAGATGTCTAATGTAAAACCAGCAAACACATCTGTTCTTTCTAAAATAAAAAAAGATTCAGATCCTGTTGGCCTAAGAGAAGGAGATTGGGTGGGAGAAAAAGACAATCCATTTGTAACTCCTAACGTAGAAGAACAATTAGACTATGCTGCAAAAGGAATGAAGATGCCTAAATATGATGAAGGGGGTCACTACACACAACAAGCAAATCAAGCTATAGCAATGAATCAATTAAGTGGTTTAGTTGCAAATGCTATGAATAAAAGAAATATGATGATGGCTAAAGGAGGATCGTTTAAACCACACATGATGTATAGTCCTAAAACAGGAGAAGGATTTAAAGCTGAGAAACTACAAGACCATCTTGATATGAAAGAAAAGGGGTATGACCACAGAAAGCGTAATCCAGAAAATTATCCTAAAGCTGCTTATGGTATGAAAATGAAGAAAAGATATACTAATGGCGGAAGGTTCTAATGAACGAAATAGATTTAAACGAATTTTTACAACTTATCATAAAAGATAAAGGAGGCACACCTAAGCAGTATAACCAACTTATGGATTATATTGCATATCACGAAACGGGTCATAAGCAAAGAATGGACCCTAAAGCCAAGCAAATTTCAGGTAGCGAAGAAGAGGGGTTTTATGATGGGCCTGGAAGAGGGCTGTTTATGTTTGAAGAAGGAGAAGAAAAGGGTGGTAATTTAGCAGTTAACAGAACGGTTAATTACTTAGAAAGAAATAATCAGTTTGTACCGCAATGGTTAAGAGGTATGTGGGAAGGAAAGAAAAGTGTTGATGTAAGTGGTCTTAATGCCGATCAACAAAAAATGTTATTCTTAGGATATCATAGAGAACATCCAAGCTCTAACTTTAGCAAAGTGTGGTCTGGAGAACAATCAATATCAGATTTTTGGCTGCGTAATCATTGGGCTGGAACAGATAATCCGCAAGAAAAATTAGAGTTATTTAATAAAAACATGATGGCTAAAGACTCCACTGACGCTTTAAAAGCAAGAGAAGAAGAGTTAATGTACAAGCAGAATATGGCTCCTTATTTATCAAACTCTAATAATATAAATAAATTGCCAAAAGAAAATGATATATTAAATAGTATATTTGGCGCAAAAGATTCATCATTGATAAAAGAATATGATAATGGGGGTGTACGTACAGAGACAGAGCCTACAGCGTTTAATTATAATAAGATTAATGATTATAGTGGAAAAAACTTAAAAGACGATTGGTTATGGAATAATGTTACTAAGTATGGATTACAAGCAGCAAAATGGTTGGGTGAAACTGCAATTCCTAAAAACCCTCAAGAATTACTACTTATGACTGGAGGTGGTGCTGCTATAGGTGGCATTGCAAAACATGCCCCTAAACTATTATCATCTTTAGTGTCACGAATAAATCCTAATCCTACATTTAGACACACACCAGATATAAATGTATTACCATTAAAAGAATTAAGTAAAAAAGAGATACCATTAGACTATAATAAAGTAATTAGTAATAGGGTAAACTATTTAAAGAGTGACGATTACCGAAAACTAAGAATGGCTAATACAGGTGAAAGTGCTGACGAGGTAAACACTTCAATTAAAAATTATTTAAATGAATTAGATGAAGCAACTATAGATATTATGCCTCCAGAACAAATGTTTGGTGGAGCGCTGGGTTCATATATGCCTGGAAGGATTAAAGTTGGTGAGTTTCCAAATATAACTAAAACTGCAAGAAACCTAGATCATGAAACGGGACATCTTTTAAGTCCATCATCCAAAGAAGGGGCTAAGGCTATATATAAAAATTATCCAAGAATTGAAGTAAGTAAAAAAAATCCAAACTTTTATAGATATATGATGGATCCTGGAGAACAACAAACAAGAATGGTTAGATATAAAGAGGCTTTGAAAAGCTTAGGATGGGACGGATCACCAAAAGGATTAACAAATGAAATTATAGATAAATCCCTTAAAAGAAAAGGATTTATTCCAGAAGATATAATGCACTTATTAGAAAATGTGGAAGGAGCTAAAATAGGAAGTAAAAAGTGGTATGAAACAATTAAAAAGACATTACCTCATGCTTGGGGAATAGCACCTGTTACTGTAACACAATTAAAAGAATGAAAGAATTAGACGAAAACATAGGAAAGATATATCAAAAAAACGATTTTTATTATCTTGAAAAAATATTTAATACCTTAGGTGATCTTGTTAATGAAGAAGAGGAGATAAAGGTAAGAGCAAAAAGACACGGATTTAAAATTATAAAAGCACATTGGAGTTTAGAAGAAAACCCATATTATTATATTCAAACTATAATAAATGATTATGATGTTGAAAATCTAGACCCATTAAGATACGTGTTTAAGTTAAAACTTAAATATATGAAGTAATGTACTTACTTAATTTAAACAGGAAGGGGGACATATTTAAAGATGATGATGGTGTAACGGGAGTTCCAGAATTTCTTACACTCATTAAGAGAGAAAAATTCGGGCCTACGGCCCTCAAATGGGTTGCCTTAGTCTACGACTATGAAAGCCCATATAGGCATTATAGTGAGAGCGAAAGAATTAAGGCTGTATCTAAAGATTTGTATGACACGTATAACTGGCAAGGAGTTAAAGATGCTGCATTAAAAGCTGCAAGTGAAAAATATAACGAGCTACAATTTGACCCTTTAGACGAGCAACTTATAGCTTTTAACAATAAGATCAATCAGTTTACCGCTCTTATTGACGGAATGCATCTTGATGAAGAGAATGCAGAGATGTTACAAAAATTAATGATAGGGGTAGAAAAAATATTAAAAACAAGACAGTCATTACTTGATGCGATAGACAGGAGAGGGGAAAGGCAAAAAATAGCTGGAGACAAGGGATTATCTTTCTTAGAAAGAAGAAAAGAAATTAAAGAAATGTAATAACTAATAAATAATAAAAAATGGCAAAAAAAGGTTTGTACGCGAATATACACGCCAAGAGAAAGCGTGGAGCAACAATGAGGAAAAAAGGAGACGCAGGTGCGCCTTCTGATAGTGATTTTAATAACGCTGCTAAAACAGCAAAAGCAAATTATGGTATGAAAATGAAAAAAAAATATAACAAAGGTGGTGAGTTTGGCATGCTAAGTGTAAAAGCTGGATACGACAACAACCCAAAAGCAACTGCGGCTGACAGAATAGTTGGCGCTAAGAAAAAAGCAAATAAAGGCATGAAGGTGAAATATAGTCATGGTGGTAGAATGCAACACGACTAATAGAGCGCAACATAGTTAATGGCTGAAAAAAATAAATACGATTTACAGTATTTGTATAATTCTTATAAAAAGTATTATAAGGAGGTTGACATGCTAAAAGCTAATAAGTATAATGATTTAGCGCAAAAACTACATGGTGTAGACTTAAGAGATAGATATCACGCAAAACTATCAAAAAAAGAAGAAAACTCTGGCATGTTTGGAATAGGAAAAACTAAAAAGTTAAAGTATGGGTAAAATTAAATTTGATCCCCAAAGATATCGTCCTGTTCCTAATACTGGCCATCCTGATCTAAACCCTGATTCTGTAGCCTATCAAGAGTATTGGGCTAAAGAAACGGATAGATGTTTAAATGGTTACAAGCCTAAGGGTATGAAAAAAATATCTGGTAAGTATTATTTTTATTTAAATTACTACAAGATATTAGGTAATGACGGGACCTCTGGCAATCGTAAAACATTAATACATCCTTGGTATAGAAACATGGATCATGAGTATTTTGATACAATAGAGTTGTGCAAAGAAGAAGGTAAGGGCATGATTGTTATTAAAGCCAGAGATAAAGGCTTTTCGTATATGAACTCTGGAGCTGTAGCTCATGAGTATACATTTTATCCATTTAATGATGTGGGCGTGGCGGCAGGACTTCAAGTAACAGCAGATGCATTCTTTGATAAAACAAGAAAAGGTCTTAATGGTATACATCCTAACTTTAAACACTCAGTGTTAAAAGACACAGATGGTATTATGCGTTCTGGATATAAGCAAAAAAATAAAGATGGTAAATGGGAAATAGGTGGTTATCAATCTAATATCATATGTAGAACAATGGATAATCCAGAAGTTTTTAAAGGAGAAAGGGTTTCTCTTATGATATTTGAAGAGGCTGGAGAGTTTAAAAAACTTAAGAATGCCTATATGTCATCTAAAGCTTGCTTTATGGATGGGGATATACAATTTGGAGTTCCTATTGTTGGTGGTACAGGTGGTGATATATCTAAAGCTTCTAAGGATTTTATGGATATGTATTATAGTCATGATGCTTACAATCTAATACCTGTATTTATTCCTGCGTCAAAAGCTTATTATGGGTTCTTTGATATAGAGTCTGGAAAGGAAGATGAGAAAGGGGCAAGGGAAAAACTTATATCAGACAGAGAAGATATACAACAATCTGGAGATAACGAAGCATATAATTTACATATACAAAACTATCCTTTAACTGTAGAAGAGGCTTTTCTTAATACGCACTCAGCAAGATTTGATATTGCTTTATTAAACGCACAGAGGTCAAGAATATTGTCTAGTAAAGATCATAGAAGTCAAATACAAAGGGGTTACTTAGACTGGGAGTTAGGATCAGGAGATCCAACTGTAAAATGGAAGCCGCACCCAAACGGACCTTACAAAATATTGGTACATCCAGAGCCAGAATACAAAAATTTAGACATAGGAGGTATTGACTCTTACGACCAAGATCAGGCTGGAGCATCAGATTCTTTGGGTAGTGCGATTATTTATCGTAGATTTGCAAATACTAATATGTCAAGCGATTACGTGATTGCTGAGTACACAGACAGGCCTAAAAAGAAAGAGGATTTTTGGGATGGTTGTTTAAAACTTGCAGTTTATTATAACGCTAAAATGTTAGTAGAATATACTAAAATAGGTATCTTGGATTATTTTAAGCGTATGAATGCATTAAAGTATCTAAAAGAAAAGCCAGAGTCTGCACATAACCCTGGCACAAAAACTAGAAATAGATATGGTGTGCATATGAACAAGCAGGTAAAGTCTCTTATGGAAGATTTAATAGATGATTACTTAAGAGAAAGTGCTCAGGATTTATGGTTTATAGATTTAATAGATGAGCTTGCTAATTATGGATTGCAAAATACTGACCGAGCTATGGCCTTTGGTTTATGTTTAATTCATAATATAGATAATTATAGAATGCAGGCCAGTGAAAAAGAAGCAGAAGTAAAAGATATAGGATTTAAATATTATAAGATGGGATATAACGGGGTTCCTTCACAAATAAATTAAAATTATGGAAAACAGATACAAATCAATGCCTTCAATGGTAATTGCTGAAAAAGATAAAACTAAAGATTGGTGCAGACAGGTTCTAAATGCTGTTACAGGATATATGGGCGCTGAGGGAGGAAGCTATCATTCTTCAAGATCAAAAGACATTAGAAACTATCAGATATATAACGGGCAGTTAACACAAGGTGATTATTCTTACATTACAGAGCAATATGGATTAACCTATCCAGCTAGACTTGTAAATTATCCTATTATAACTCCTAAGATTGATTTGTTAGTAGGAGAAGAGCTAAGAAGACCTATTGATATGAAAGTTACAACAGTTAACAAGGCTGCTGTAATTAGAAAGCACGATCACAAAGTTGGACTAATGATGAAAGAGTTGTTAGATGATTTTCATGCTGAAATGCAAGAAAAAATGAATATTAATGTTTTGTCTGAAGGACAAGGTATGCCAGTACCAGAAGACATTGAGACTTATATGAAGTATAACTATCGTGAAATGATAGAGGAAACAGCTCAAGATGGTTTAGAGTATGTTTCTAATAGATATAATTTAAAAGATGTATTTAAAGAAGGTTTTAGAGACTTGTTGGTAACAGGCAAAGAGTTTTATAAAATTAATATACAAAACGGAGACCCTTACGCTAGAAGAGTTGATCCAAGAAACATAGTGTTTGATGATTCTCTTCATTCAGATTATTTAGATGATGCTTCTTGGGTGGGAGAAGAAAGATGGTTGTCTATCAACGAAATAAACGATGAGTATAAAGACAATCTATCCACTGATGATTTGTTAGAGCTAGACAAAATGAGAAACCTGTACTTAGGAGGAGACTTGGCTAGTTACAATAGTAGTTTTGAGTGGGTAGACGTTGCTCATGGTAGAGAGGCTAGAATTAGAGTGGTAAGTTGCGAGTGGAAATCATTGCGAGCTATTAAATTTAAATTATCTGACAATAAATACGATCCTTCTAGGCCATTTAGAAAAATGGTAAAAGATACGTATAAAAAAAGAAAAGGAGAAAAGATTGAAACTAAATGGGTGGATGATGTTTGGGAGGCTACTTTAATTGGCGGCAGAATATTAGTTAATGCTAGAAGAAGGGACAATCAGGTTAGAAGTATTGATGATCCAGGTAAAACTCCATTATCATATGTTGGTTGTATAAAAGGAAACACAACAGGAAGCAGTAGTTCTTTAGTTGACATGCTTGACAACATACAAATGCTTTATAATATTGTTGTTTATCAAATAGAACTTGCTATGGCCCGCTCTGGTGGTAAGGCGGTAGTTTATGACGTGTCTCAATTACCTACAAATGTTGGTATGGATATACAGCAAGTATTGTATCATTTAAAAACTGATGGTATTATTCCTATTAACTCAAAAGACGAAGGCAATCAAATGCAATCGTTTAATCAGTTTCAACAAATTGACTTTACACTATCTCAATCTGTTCAGCAGCTCATTAATCTTAAGGTAATGCTTGAAGAAATGGCTGGACAAATATCTGGAGTTACTAGACAAAGAGAGGGAGCTGTAGGCCAGTATGAATATGTGGGTAACGTACAAAGAAGTGTTGTGCAGTCTGCAACTATTACAGAAAGTTGGTTTTATTCTCATGGCGAATGCAAGCAAAGAGTTTTAGAGAGAATATGTAACCTAATGAAGGTTTGTTGGGCTGGAGGGAAAAAGGCTGGAATGATTTTAGGAGACGGTGCTTATAAATTCTTAAATGTTATGCCAGATATTGCTTTGCAAGACTTTGGTATTTATGTAGGTGATAGTGGTAAAGATGATTCTATGAAACAAGTAGTACAACAATTAGCACAAGCTGCGCTACAAGCAGGTACTATTGACATGTTAGGCGTTATTAAAGTTTTACGATCTGACACAATGACAGAAGCTGAAAAAGTATTAGAGCAGGCTATGACTGAGATGCAAAAACAACAACAGCAAACTATGCAAGAGCAACAACAAGCACAAGAGGCGGCAGCTCAAGTGGAGCAAGCTAAATTTGAGGCTGAGGCACAGCTTAAGCAAATGGATAATGAGGCTAAATTAAAAGTTGCACAAATTAGCGCAGAGTCTAGGCTAGAGGTTGCTAAAATACAAGCAGATGTTGATAGAGATCTTCATGATACTAAAGAAAGAAATGAAATGGATAAAAAAGCTGCTGACTATTATATTGATAGAAAAAATAGAGAAGAGGAGTCTAAAAAAGAAGATAGTGATAGGGCTAGAGCATCTGGATCAACCACTAGTTCTGACAGCTTGAAAAAAGCAGCTCAAAAAATATAACAAATATTTCGTATATTTGCAAACTGGGAGTATTAACTAAATTAAAATAAAATGGCAGAAGAATCAAAACTAGTAGAAGAGGTTGTGGAAACAACAGAAGCTACAGAAGAAAAAAAAGAGTTTAATCCATTGGCCTTTGCGGGAGATGATACCTACAAGGCAGATGAAACAACAGAAGAAGTAGAAGAAAAAGAAGAAGCAAAAACAGAGCAGGTAGAAAGTAAAGAAGAAAGCAAAGAAGAAAGCGAAGAAGATGGTTGGTCTTGGGACAGCAAAACTGAAGACGCGGCATCTGAAAAAGAGGAAGAGTATAATTGGGATGGAGATGAAAAAACAACTGAAGAAACTCCAACGGCACAAGAATCATTAAATTGGGCTAAAGTTGGAGAAGAGCTAGGTGTTGAGATAAAATCAAAAGACGAGTTTGTGCAAGCTATAAATTCTTTACAGCAAAAAGCTCAAACACAACAAGCTCCAGTTAATGATCAGGTATCAGAGCTTAGGTCTTATTTAAATTTTTCAGATAGAGATTTGGTTTCTGAAGAGTTAAAAGCTGATGGTATTGAAGATTCAGAAATAGAAGAATCATTAGATAAATTAGAAGATTCTGGCATGATGAAAATGAAAGCTAAAAGTATTAGAAGAGTAATCAATAATGCTATTGATCAACAAACAGCTCAGGCTAAACAACAAGCAGAGCAAAGTAAGACAAAAAGAAAAGAACAAGCAGAGAACGCAAAAAAAGAGTTAAAAAGTCAGATCAAGAACATGAGCGAGTTCATGGGAGGGAAAGTAACAAAAAAACAGAAAGAAGAAGTCTATAGATATGCTACAGGCGATATGATGAAAGAAATATATGCAGATCACGCCAATGTTGCTGATGTTGCTATGTTTATGCTCTATCGTAAGCAGATTGAAAAGATTCTTCGTTCTCAAGGCTTGGAAGACGGCAAAGCCGCTATCATGGATAGTATAGTCTCTCCAAATCTTAACAGTGGAAAAGGCAAGTCTAACTTTAAAGTAAAGTCAGGCGAGTTTGATCCAAAAGCGTTCATGAGCGAGTAAGCTTTATAAGGTAAGACAAAGTCTACTAATAGTTGAAAGTTAATTGGGCAAATAAAAAAATGTTTAATTAATAAAATTTAAAAAAATGGCTAAATTATATACTGGAACCTATGGTTCTGGGACAACTGCCGAGAATGCTTTGAATACAGCTCTAATGCAATACCCTGAGATTGCTAGAACTCTTATTCAACAGTATCCTCGTTATGCTGCGACATACTTGTTAGAAAGAACAGGTCGTTTTGCAGCTGAAAAAGTCTTAGGAGACAATTCTTTTGAATGGAAAGTGATGGGTAGATACAATGCTCCATCATATGCTACAGGCTTTTTCAAGGGTGTATCTGCTGATACATCTTTTACTAATACACCAACATCTACAACTGGAATTATTCTTGATGGTGCAGATGCAGATGGTGATGTATTTGAACTTATTATAGATGGGACTGCTACAGGAAGAACTGGAGACTTTTTAAACAAGTTTGACATGGTTAGATTTCAATCTGGAGCTACTGCAATAGTAATTGAAGACCCTATTACTAACACTTCAGGATCTGCTGCTGTAACTGACTTTATTGTTAAGTTTGAAATGGTTGATGGTACTGCTAATCCTTTATTAGAAACTGATGTAGCTGATGAGGCTATTGCAGCTTCTATTGGTTCTGCATTTCCTAACGGATCTGACGGTGCTGATGTAGGTGAAAACTATGTATATCCATCAACTCATACAAATTGGTTAACTACAATGCGTAAGAAATGTTCAGTTACTGGTAAAGACCTTACTGATGTAACTTGGATTGAAAACAATGGTTCTAAGCTTTGGTACTTTACTAAAGAGCAAATGATGATGGATGAGTTCATGTATCAGCAAGAGCTTCAAAGATGGTATGGAAGAACTTCTGTAACAGATACTACAATCCAAAGACCAGGAGCTTATACTTCTTCTGCAATTGGTACTTCTGGAACTATGGCTTCTTCAATTGTAAGTGGAGATGGTTTATTGGCTCAAATTGATTCTTCTAATCAAGCTTCTTATTCAATGGGATCTTTAACTGAAGATATTATTACTGAGTTTATTGCTAAGATTTCATTAAACGCAACTGCTGCTGAAGGTAATGAGTGGGTTGTATTTACTGGAACTGAAGGTAGATTAGCATTCCACAGAGCTATGAAAGATCTTATTGTTGCTCCTGCTGGTGCAATGACAGGTGGTTCAATGAATGGTATAAGTGGTGAGGTTCATCTTGGAGCAAACTTTGCTTCTTATAGTGCATTAGGTAACAAAATTACTGTTGCTCACTGTCCTGTATTTGATGACCCTAATTTACATTCTTCTGCTGGTGGAACTAATGCATTTGGTGACAACAGACTGAAAGAATCTGCTAAGATGGTATTTATGGACTTCGGAAAAACTTCTGGTGTTTCTAACGTTGAGTTAGTTACTAAAGGAGCTGAAGGAGTTAACAGAAGTATGATCAAGAAATATGTAGCTGGAATGGTGAATCCTTATGACCAAAAAGCAATGTTGGCTGCTAACGCTGATGACAAATTTGAATGCCACGTGCTTTCAGAAACTGGAATCATTGTTAGAAACCCATTGTCTTGTGGTATATTAAGCGCATCATAATTATTAACCTTTAAAAATTAGAAAATATGCCCAGAGCTTTTTTAGGATTTATTGTAGACGCAAACGATGGTGTTTATGTGTCTGCTGAAAAAATACATCACATAGAAATACTTAGTACAACTGCTATTGACATTCATTTCGCAGGAGATGACGGAGCAGCAGGTAGTGCTGAGTTGACATGTACTTCAGGTAAAGCAGATGACATGGCTAAAGAAGTAGCAAGAATTGCTGCAACTGCAAGCGGTGTTGTTACTGTAGCTGATGGTTTGAATAGTGTATTTGCTCACGCAGACATTACCGCTGTTGCGAACTATAATAAATCCGCATAACAATAATTAATTGGTATACCTAGAAGATTTTGCTTAGCTAGGATACCTTAGTAAACAACTTGGTAGAGGGGGGTAAAAATTAAAACCCCCCAATACTACAAAAACAATAAAAAAATGGCAATAAAATTTGATTTTAATAGATTAAGAACGGCTATTAAAGGCTTTATTAAAGCTGAAAATACTGCTGGTTCTGAAGTAATACATTTACCAAAGCTTCAAGCTGCTGCTGTAGTTGAAAAACTTGCATTAGGTGCTGGGGGTGCTAAAGTACTTAAAGACGATGATTTCGGTAAAGTATTTCTGTGCGAGCAATCTGGTGGTACAGATTCAGCTGTTACATTACCTCCTGCTACTGCTGGTGGTACTTTAACATTTATCGTTTCACTTACTCCATCTGGAACAGGTGATATGGTAATTAGCGCTGCAACTGCTGATACAATAGTATTCGCTGGTGCTGCTGATGCTGGTGCTGATGGTGATTCAAATCTTTTAGCTGACAGTTTCACTATTGAAGCTGCTGCTGTAGGAGGAGAAAGAATTGAGTGTGTAGCTGACGGTACATATTGGTATGTGTACGCACATATGGGTGCTGTTGGTAGTATTACAACAACAGGATAATATCCTGAATAGTTTGAATGAAGGAGGGGTTTCGGCCCCTCCATTATTCTTAATTTTAAAACAAAGAAAGTGGAGAGAAAAGAAGCAAAATTAGAAGTGCTAAGACCTTTTGGCCCTAGGGTTCTTAAAGTACAATTACCTGACGTAATTACAAATAAATTAATATCTATAACGGATGAAATGTTTGAAGATGAAAACAAAAAAAGTTATGGAGAGAATTTGGTAGGGCAAATCAAATGTGAAATAGAAATAGATCAAAAAGTATTGCAAGAAAATAATCTATATGATTTTTTTAAGCAATGCCTATATGCATATATAAACTCTTGTTTAAAAGAGATGTATATTTTTGATGAAAATAGTCATGTTATAAATTGTGATGTTACAGACATGTGGTTTAATGAAATGAATCCTGGAGGAGAATATAATCCTGCTCATTATCATACAAATTGCCTTGTATCATCAACATTGTTTTTAAAAGTTCCTAATAATAGACCAAAAAGAGATATTAATAATAAATCTGATAAAGACGGGCATTTAGAATTTATAGATAGATCTGTTAGCCCTGATCTTTTACAGAAGGGGCAAATGATAATAGAGCCTAAAGTAGGAGATATGTATTTATGGCCTTCTAGTTTGTTTCATACCGTGTATCCTTTTTTGGGAAATCAAATAAGAAGAAGTATCGCGTGGAATGGAACATATCAGTTTGTTGAAAAAGAAACAAATAGTGTAATTGCAGGATTAAGGCCTTGGTCTATTAAATAAAAATTCTTTATCTTTGTAAAATGAGAACAAGACTAGTAGTAAGAGATGGGAAAGTAATAGAGTTAAAAGAAGACGAATTGGTAAGGGAACCAAGTAGTCCACAAGTTTTTTCAATAGGAGGTAAGTCTGGATTTAAATGGAAGACAGAGTCTGCTAATAAAACTTGGATAGAAAATGGCAAAATAGTAAAAGAAAAAAAGGGTAAAGCAATACCCAAATAACAGGGAGTATTAATTAAAAAAAAGAAAAATGAAAAGACACGTAGTTTTAATCAAATCAAGAAAGCCTGATAAATTTAATTACTGTAAGTTTGGTAATTATACAGATAAGCAGGGAAGAGATGTAAATTTAGTAGATATAAATGATCGTATGACTGATGGTTACGAAATGTTTAATGCTGTATTATCTCTAGATATTAATCAGAAACAAGACAAAAGAGTTTACGAATTTTTAAAAGGACATCCGCTAATGAGTGGAAAGTTTTCTATTGAAGATTTAAAAGCAAATGAAGAAAAGAATGCTGAAGGAGCTTTAAAAAGCGCTGAAGCAATTACTAAGGCAACAGACCTAAATATTAATGCTATGAAAGACTTAGCTATATTAATGGGTATAGATTCTGATATAGAAGATACTATGCTAAAGGCTAAGATTATTCAATTTGCCAATAATACTCCAGACAAATTTTTATCACTTACAAACGATATAGATCAAGAGTATAGAATATTTTTAAAGAAAGCATTGGCTAAAAATGTATTAACTAAAGTTAACGGGGTGTGGAAGCATGGATCTGTTAATATTGGTCTTGCTGACGAACAAGCAATTGTATGGTTAAAAGACAATGCTGATCTATATGCTTTGCTTAGAAGACAATTAAGAACTGGAAAGGCTGCTGTAGAGCAAACTCCTGTAGTTGAAGAGGTGGCTGTTGAAGAGGCTTCTCAACCACAAACAATGTCTAGCAGTACTATTAATAATTTAGAAAATGAAACCGCTAAACCAAAAGGATGGTTTGGTAGTAAAAAAAATAGATAGTAAATGAATTTGACTGAGGCTTATAATTTAATAGACCTGCTTTTAGATAAAGCAGATCAACCTTATTTTACAACCCCAGAAAAAGATAGGTTTTTAAAAATAGCTATATCTGACTTTGTTAATTTTCATTATCAAAAAATGCTTGTTGATGAAGATTCTAGAAGAGCTTTAGCACCCCTAATAGATTATAATTTTTGGTCTCTTACTACAAGTGATATAGTTAGTGGGGCATATATATATAATAATTCTTTTCCAAGTTTTTCTAGGAAATATACAGACAGTGGAACTTTAGATCAAACTGGAACAGTAGTTGTAGGAAGCACTCATAGCGCAGGAAATGAAAGCACTAGGGTAGGAATTTGGTTATTTGGAAATCAATATGTATTACCAAATCGGCATTTATATGTTATAAGCGCTACTAGAAAAAATTATAATATGGATGATATTATTGATAAATCAACTGGGCTTCCATTTCCAGGTATTACTAGTTCAGATATCAAAACTACTGACTGGATATCTATAAAAAATAAATCTAGAAGAGACTATATTGAAGACAGTTATTCAGACGATCCTTTTAATCAACCATCACACGATTCTCCAGATTGGGCGTATGTAGAAAATAGAATAGGTTTTTCTGATGCTGGCAACATGAGAGCATTACAAATGAATACAATAACACTTCCTAATTTAGAAGAAGCTTTTGCTGATGTACAAATTGGAGAAGAAACATATGGCGCTACCGCTTTGCCTGGCTCAAGAGTTTTTACTAATCACTTCCAGCGACAAATAATTGAATTAGCTGTAGACAAGATGACAAAAGTTGATGTAGGATTAATGACACCTCCATCATAATATATGATATTTGAAGAGAGTTCTTTTGCTCCCTGCTGTGAAAATAGGTTAATACTAGAAATAGTTGCGGCCTATTTTTGCTTTATAAAGAAAAATTAACTAATTTTGTAGCTACCTAAACTATGCCTAATGATTACATTAAATGAAATAGCTTATAATATTAGAAACCTTGCATATGGAGGTAAAAATACTACAGAAAATAATATTAGTATAGAGCAAATAAAACACTGGATTCATTACCATAGAGCAAAACTTATTGCAGATAACGTTGATAAAGGCATAACACATAACAATTCTATATATCAATCTGTACCGCTAACAACATATAATTCAGCTAGTAGAGACATTAGAAATTACATAGGAGATCTTGTAGATTATTTAAGGAACACAGCCTTAGCAACGCCAACATTACCAAATTATTTAATACGCGCTAGAACATATGCAAGTGGAGCTCCTTATGCTGAATGGATGGCTATTACACAAAACATAATTAACTCAGGTTTACTGGGTAGCATGAACCCTAATGTAGGCGGTAATCAGCATTGGATAGATCAATACGGAAGAGAAACTGCTTCCACCCAACAAAATAAAGGAGACTTTAGAAATTTTGGATATCATAATTTTGAAGTACCTGCGCCTATACAATTAAAAGACAATAGGGGTATTAGAGAAATAAATCTGTCTAGAGCTGTTTTATACGATAATGGAACAGATAGTGGTTATTTTGGTCATTTTAGTAAAGCTATAAAATTGTATAATAAAAAATATGGAGATTTTGATGAATATAATAAGTTTACAAATAATAGTAAGCCTTACTATACTGAAGAAACCTCTGGACATACTCAGTTAGAAGATAATAGTTTTGTAAATTCATTGCCTGCCGCACAGAGTTCTAATAATCATATTATATCTATACATCAATTACAGGTTTCTCCAAATTATCATGACGATAAAGTTAGTGGTAGTCCTAGAAGATATTTTTGGAATTATAAAGCAAAATCAGATATGATATTACAAAACCCTACACACATACACAATATTTATAATAACGGAGTGTATGAATTTTTAGGGGCAAATAGTAGTAACCCTATAAATGCTTCAGAAGCTATAGATACGGTTATGTGGGATGATGCCGCAAATCCTTATCCTATTCCTATGGAGCATGTAAGCGATTTAATTCAAAGAGTTATACAAGTAGAGCTTCAAACAGAGTTAAAAACTCAAGGAGATGAGATAGCTGATGGTTTAGATGATAATTTAAGAATGAAAAGAAGTGGGGCACAAGTACAAAGATAAATATATGCCAATAAAAGATATTTATAAGCATGTTAAAATTATGCTTTATAAAAATATTGATTATAAATTATATTATAGTATTATTAAAAGATTTTTTGAAATACTTGTAAGAGATATTACTATAAGAAATCATCAAGTGTATTTACCTAATCAAATGGGTTATGTATATTTGGACGAAAAACCTCATAAAAGAGCTTTTCATGTAAGAGTGGATAATGAGGCTACAAAAGAAACGGGAGAAACGGTATTTTATAAAGTCCCTATTTTAGATGACTATTATAAAAAATTAGTATGGGTGAGGCCTACAAAATATAGAAATTGTAAAATAATGCCTTTAGGGTATTCAAAAAAATTAATAAATAAAAATTAGAAAATATGGCGGATACTGATTTGAATGCGGCAACGCTGACAGTAACAATAACAGAAGCATTAGCTATAGGGCATGACAATGGATCTTCAGATAATTTAGATTTTGCTCAAACCTATACACATACTTTTGGTAGTATTGTAAATACATCTAAAAGAGTAATAAAATTAGCAAATACAAATTTAACTGAAGTGGCTACTTTTGGAAGTACAACTGCTGATGGTGCTTTTGTAAGAGCTGACGTAAGATACATCAGGGTAACTAATTTAGACGGAACTGATGCGTTACAAGTAGGGTTAGACGATGAAGATTCTGATGCTGGTTACACATCTGTTGCTGCAAACAGTAGTATTATGTATACAGGAACAACTGTAGAAGGGGGTAATGGAGGATCAACATTAGATAATGCTACCGCTTTAAAAGTAAAAGGAGTTGCTAGTCATCAACTAGAAGTTTTTATTGCTTCTGTATAAAATAAACAAATATGCATACACATATAGATAGAGTTTTTACAACTGTAGCTAGAAATTTAGGATTAAAAGATTTTTCTAATTATACAAATGATTGGATAGAATGGTCTTATGAGGCTGAAAAACTTATAGGAAGTAGAGAAACATTTGTACAAAAAGAATCTACATATGATGCAAGTGGAGCTCAAGCTACAGGAACAATAACATTTGCTGCTAATCCATCGCCAGGAGACTCAATTACTTTAAATGGCGTAAAATTATATTTTAGAAATGGAAGTAACAGCCCTGGAAATACAAACATAGGTTTGTCGTTAGGACCAAATGAAATTGAGCGAGGATCAACTTTAGCTGAAACTTTAGACAATAGTACTCTTTTCCCTAACTCTTCTCGTGGATTAATAAATCATTTAGAGGGAAATTCTACTTCTGGAAATAATACAACTACAAAACCTTGGTATGCTATATTTAATTTTCCAGAAGCTTTAAATGTAGCAACTTATAGCATGAATACCACTACAGGGGTTTTAACTATTACAATGAAAGAAATAGGCCCACAAGGAAATGAATTTACACTTTCTTCAGACACTCCTAATGCTAAGGTAAGCGGATTAACTTTAACAGGAGGAAAAGGAATTTATAGAAATCAACAAATTACTCTTCCAGAAAATAATATTAAATTATTAGCAGTTCGGGTTGGTACTGATGATTCTGATTTTGAACATGCCTCTATTAAAAAAACTTCTGCTATTCATAGAGGTAGAGTTGGAAAAACAACAGATGATTCTGAGCAAAAAGCATTTAGGTATTACATAGAGGGTAACAGATTAAATATACAGCACGATGGTTTGGATGAAATTACAATAGTCTATTTGGCTTATCCTGTAGATTTAAGAGGTTGGCCTAAAATTAAAGAAGGTCACGAGACAGCAGTAGCCCAGTATATAATGTGGCAAACTAAATTAATAAAATTTTATAATGGAGAGCTTCCGCAGTACATTGTAAAAGAACTAGAAAAAAGATGGTATTATTTATGTGGTAAGGCTAGAGGAGATGATGGAATGCCTACTTCAGAAGAATTGTCACAAATAGGAAGCATGTGGAACACATTAGTGCCTATAAGCAACGATGGTAGTAATTTATTAAACCAGTAAAATGGCAAAAAAAAATAGACAAGAGAATAGAGCAGGCTCTCCAAAAACAGGAGTTTCTAAACCAGAAAGCTTTACTCATGGAATGGTTAGTGATCTAGACCCGCATTTTCAATTAGAAGGAAGTTATACTGATGCTAAAAATGTTAGATTAACTAATTCAGAAGGGGATACATTTACAGTAGAAAATATAAATGGTAATAGCCTGTTTGTTGATTTAGCAACATTTTATATAGATACACTGCCTGACCAGCCACAATTTGGTTTTTCATATCCAACATTTTATGATAGGGGGCCAAATGATGACATATCGGCATTAGATAATTTAGAGCTATCTAATAGGTGTTCTATTGTTGGTCATGTTTCTTATGCAAATCAATTACTATTAATGATAGTTGGTAGATTTGAATGGAATAGAGGTGGTGGTACTCCTTTTGCAGAAGAAAAAGATAGAACTATATTTTTAATGGTTGATTTTGATCATGAATTTAAAGTTAAAAAAGTTACGGATCTTAGAGTTTGTTATTCTATTGAAGGCCAATATCCAGATTTAAATATGGACTTAGATGTTCCTGTTAGAATAGAACATATTGTAGAAAATGATAATATTTCTAGAATTTATTGGACTGACAATAAAAATTCATTAAGAACTCTAAATATAAAACAAAATAATCTGGATCTTTTAGAGCTAACATCTTTAGATATAACTCCTTTAATGAATCCTTCTCAGCCTGTATTAGACACTACTTTGTTTGGGTCTTTACCTGTAGGGGTTTATCAATATTGTTATAAATACATTGATGATAATGGAGGGCAATCAACCTTTTCCCCTCTTAGTAATATGTATCAAGTTTCAGATCAATCTTTTGGAAACTCTACTACATATGCAGGTGGTCCAAAGGGAAATTTAGGAACACAAGGATTTCAAATTAATATTGAAGATATAGATGTTAATTTTGCCTATATAGAATTGTATGCTTTATTTTATGATGAATTAAATTTTCCCCCAAGAGTTGCTGTTATTGCAAGAAATCAAATAAGCGGCACTAAATCTACGTTTCAGCATACAAGTTGGAACAACGAAATAGACAATGGTTTAGAAGAAATATTAATAGAGTCTAATACTTTTGATGTTTGTAAAGATATAGCAATTAAAGACAATATATTATTTGCAGCTAATTTAAGACAAAAAAGAAATTTTATTTCTGAAAAAGAATGGAATGTTAAAGCTTTGAGGTATAATAGACTTAATGCTGGTGCAAATGAACTAGACGCAATACTTACTACTAATGACCCTCAGGTTAAACATTATCAATCAATTAGTGGAACTGTCTCAGAAGTTAATAGCGGTATATATGATTATGGTGTAACAGATGATTATGGTTTTTCATGTGGTTATGGAGAGCTTTTAGGAGATCCAAATGGAATGTATCCTGCTTCTGGAGAATTAGATCATGTAAATTATGACGGTACAAAAAATGTTCCTTTATGGACAACAGCTATATCAAACCAAAGATCTGGAGGTGCTAGTAATACCGCTGGAGGAGTAAGCGGAATATATTGCAATAAACTTACTTACAAGTATCTTGCTGATAGAATGACTTGTGGAGCAGAAAGTTTTAACTATGCAACTAATGAATTAGGCGGTTGTCGTGTATCATTTGGAGTTCAAGAAAAAATAGGAGATCAATCTCAAAACGCATTTAATGCCCCTTTTATATCTTCAACTAGCAATGGAGAAGAGCTAGTTACTGAGTTTCAAGATTTTCTTGGTGATGGTCTTGTTTCTTCTTCATCAGGTAATACTAAATTTAAAACATCTATGTCTTTAGGAGGGTCAAAAGATCCGCATTTATCTGGAGATAAACGAGGCTATCAAAGAGGAGAGGTTTATAGATTTGGAGTTCAAACTTACGATTTAAATGGATCTCCTGGAAATGTTTTATGGATTGGAGATATAGAAACTCCACATCAGTACGATATTTTAAGAATGGTCAATATAAAAAGATCATACCTTCCTGTAACTTCATTGCCTTATAGTCCATTTAGAGCAACAGATATGATGATTGGTGGAACGGACTCATTAGTTGGTACCCAAAACATTCATTCGCACGCAATGATAAACGATCATAGAATTTCTTATATTTATGGTCATACTGTTCCTCCCCCAGATGTTGAATGGTTTAGCGCTAGGCTTACTAATAGTACACAAAAATTAGAAGCGTATATACGTTCTAATGGTCAGCAAAATGCTGTTCTTCCTAATAATGGCCATCCAGCAACTCAAGGTGCCGCAGGTAGGGCAAGGGCTGTTCCAGCGCATCAAGCAGATAGAGGTGGACCTGGAGCTGCTGCACACGATGATACACATCATTTATTTGATTTATATGTAGCTTTTGAATTTATAATTCCTGATGAAGTTGTAAAAAAAATATCTGGATTTAGGGTTGTAAGAGCAGAAAGAAAAGAAGAAGATAGAAGAGTTGTACAACAAGGTCTTTTAAATCAAACAGTACAATATGGTAGCGCAAAATTAGGACAAAAATACGGATATTCTAAAATTAGATTTTCTGATAAAGACAATGATGCTTTTGGGGGAGATCCTGTTTTTGTAAATCAATGGATTGATAATTCGGGAGGAAACATAACCCCTTCATTTCCAGAACAACCAGAATATGATACTTATTTAAACGGATATTTAGGTCTTGCTGAAAACTCTCACCTAGCATTTTTTGATGACAATGTTTCTGATGGAACGGCAACAACTGGAGGAAATACAGCGGGTAAAGTGTTTTATTGGCCAGAAAGAGAAGATGATAGAAAGATAAATAGTGCTATGAGTGGCGCTAACCACGCCAGAGCAACGGGAGATAATAATATAATTCCTTGGTTAAGCGGGCCTGGAACATTTGGAAGGCACTACAGACATTCTGGTTATTTTGGAAGTCATGATAAACTGTCTTATTTTTTTGTCAATCCTACTAATAACCAATTTGAAGAGCATTATCAAAGAAAAGCACGAAAAGAAGTAAGTGGTAGTGTGTTTACTTTAGACGCTCCTGATAGTGCATTTGGGATAAGACCATATGTTTACAGGGAAGGAGATATGTTAAGAATAGATGATGTTTTAAAGCTTTCTAATGAAGTAAGATATAAAGATAAGCCTGGCACAATCAATCCTTATTCTAGTAGATGGAATGGCGTGACTGTTGATAAAAGAGGGGCGGCTAATAATGATGGCGAAAATACTCATAGTTGGGAAAGTAATAGTGAAACAATGAGGTGGGAGCCACAGCAAACAGATTGCACTTTAAATGAGGCTTTAGCTTTTTCAACAAGAAAAGACATAGATAAAGATTATAGTATCCTTATAGGGAAATATGTTTCTTATGATCCTTATTTTGGTATTGGAATGGAAATAGACGGAGGAAGATTTGCTGGCGCTTCTCATGGAGGAGACATGTATAGTAGGCCAAAATATAATTATGGGTGGCAATTACCTATATCAAACTCTAAAGAAATTTCTGACGGAGAAATAGTTCCAAATGGTTTTTTTAAAGTATCTAAAAGAGTTAAAGATGGTCATGTTTCTGGGTTTTCTAATAATACTTTAGGATTTTGTGCTTTATACCACCATGTTCCTACTTGGTCTAGATATCATGTTTTTGCTGCTATATCACCATCCCTTCCTGCAAATGAAGGAATTACAGCGGCAGATCCTCAAAAAGCATCAGTACTTGAAGAAGATTACACATATGACACTGTATCTACTATACAAATGGGGTTAAGAAGTATTTTAATTGAAATGGATACTAGGTGTTCTGTAGTTAGAAAGCATTCTAATACTAATAACATTACCTCTGGCGCACTAAGTGACTCTTATTTTGAATATAGACCAGATCGTTATTACTCCTCTTGGTTTGCACCTATAAATGTTTCTGCTTTATACACTCAATCGCATTGGTTAGGTCTAGATGAAAATGGCAATTATGCCCCTAGTATAACTCCAAATAACTACAATAGTTATGCTGACTACCCTATAAGGTCTGGTTATATAGACAGGCCATCTACCAGAGCTTTTGGAGGAGCTAGTTTAGGAACTGAAGATCACGGAGAAGGAGATCATGTTGGCGCATCAGGAAGCGATAGAGTTCCTTTTAAATACTTATGCTCTATTGTAAGAAACGTAGTTCCTTATGGTGGATATAATAAAGGGTCTATAGACAAAACTAGATATATTCCTTGTGGAAATTTTCATCCAGTAGGAGATTCAGTAGGTTCTAGTCAAGGGCATATATCTCAAGTGTTTGGCGGAGATACATTTGTTAATTTGTATTCTCATCAAAAAACATCTAGTCCTTATATGAAAAAATCAGCTTCTAGATTTCAGGTTTTTCCTATAGAGTCATATGTAAATACAGACATGAGAAGCGGATTAACTTTAAATGCTGGAGATACTGTTGTAGGAAAAGATATGAATCAAGCTCCATATAGTAATGACTGGCTATACAATAGTGTTTATTCTCAGCAAAACACAATTAAATCTGGGCTTGTTGTAGATGAAGAAAATTTTAATGACAGTTTAAATCTTCCATATGAAATTGCTTATTCTAATACAAAAATATTGGGCCAAACAGCAGATGCTTTTAGGCAATTTCCTATAAATCAATTCCATGATATGGAAGGCTTATACGGGGAGATTAATAGAATAATAAATTTTAAAAATGAAATATATGTATTACAAGATTCTGCTTTTGCAAAATTACTTGTAAATCCTTTATCTATGTTAAGTGATGATGCAGGAACGTCATTATTTACTGGTACAGGAGAAACCGTAGAAAATCATATTTATATATCAACTAAATATGGAACAAGGCACAGATTTAGTGTAGCCCTAAGCGAAAAGTCTATGTATTTTGTTGATAGTAATTTTGGTAGACTATTTAAATATGATACAGAAAAACTTATTTCATTAGGGGATGCTTTAGGTCAAAGAAATTATTTAAAATATATAATTAAAGATTGGGAGCAAAGGGCATATAAAATTTGTAATTCAAATAGTGGTACTGGTGGTTCTTATAATGTTGTTCATCCAGCTAACACTCCTGTTTTTCATGATGCTTATTTAGGGGAATTAGATAGTTTTGAAAAACCAGACGGAAGCAGAAACTATTTATCTGATAATCCTTTAAGTTTTTTAGGTATAGTATCTGTTTATGATTTTAAAAACAAAGAGCTTCTTGTTACATTTCATAACTCTACATTTGTGAATAAAAATAGTAAAAGGCAAAGATTTGCAAGAACGCATGACAATCATACTATGGGTAGTAGTACACATGGAGAACCAGTAGGAATATCAGAAACATTGGTTTATAGTGAGGCTGTTAATGCTTTTACCTCTAAGTATAGTGTTGCTCCACCACAATGGCTAACAGGAAGCCAAGGGTCTTTTTTAATATGTCCAGAAAATGAAATAAATGTAGTTTCTATTGCAAACTTTGATGCTACAACTGGATTTAGCGGATCTTATACTAACATTCCTTATGATGCATACGGCCCTATGGATAGTATTTATTATAGAAAAAGAAGGTGTAATCCTTTAGCTTTGTGGATTTGGGATATTCATGAAGAACAAAAGAAATTACATTTTTTTGGTAAAAAAGACGATGTACACAAAAGAACTATAAGTATAACTTCTCCTGTAACTGGAAATACTGAATTAGACGCTAATAGTAATCCATATACAGCGCATGATGTAATATTTTCAGGAACTAAAGATGTTCCCGAAATTAGCTATATAGAAAAAGTTATAAATACACAAGCCGCTGATAGTAAAATTTTTGACAATTTTGAAGTTATAATGACTCCTAAGAATGTAGATTTTAGTTTTGTAGATTATACTACAGATATAAGTCATGATACAATTACAGCAAAAAACGTTTTAGATTTTAAAACTGAATTATTAGACGAATCTGAACAATTAATAATTAACAAAAGATGGGATTTTGATGACACAGCAGAGGGGTGGCATTTTGTAGACGCGGCTACAATTGTATATACAAGTCCTGTTATAAATCTTGGGCAGTCTACTATTAATTTAGTATTTGCAACAGACCAAGTTTTTATTAGTCCTCGCGGTGGAGAAGCAATAAATCTTCCTGGAAAATATAATAATCTTGTAAGGATGAAGGTTAAAAGAATTACTGATGGAGGCGGCTGGCAAGGCGATGTTTATTTTAATGGCTATGATCCAATTAGAAGAAAACGAGGCGATTATTTTAATCTTAATTTTAGTGGAACTAGAAAACAAAATATTGGAGACCCTTCAGGCATAGATAATGATTTTGTTATTTTAGAATGGGATATGGCTGGCATTGGAGATGCTGATGGGGTTTATGACGATTGTATAATAAGATCAATTAGAATAGATCTTTCGGATAATGACTCGTCTGAATTTGAAATTGATTGGGTAGAAATAGGAGGCTTAAAAGCTCACAAATATATAGACGGAGTGTTAAAAGGCCCTTTAAGAACGGAAAAAAGCACTAGAAGAACAAGAGGAACGTATGCAAAAATAAAATATAGTGCAAAAACCACAGAAAAATTTAATATCTTTGCATTGCTTGCAAAGTATAGGCAAACATACTAAAAAATAAATTATGGCTTATTCAGATATAATAGGTGCTACAAAATTATATGGAGATTTATTGAATACTAATTTTTCTAATATTGGAAATAATTTAAGTAATGTTAAAATGGATTATTCTCCTGTTAATCCATACTCATCTGGAGCCTATACACCAAGATCAGCTAGAAATATTTATACAGGAGAAGGAAGAAATATAGTAGATCCTGTTGCTCAGGCTAGTAACACAGGCTTTAGTACAGGTGAAAATTTACTTATGAAGGGATCTCAAGCTTTGCAATATGGGACTATGGCTACAAAATTATCTCCATACTTACAAAAAGCAGCAACAAGTTTAGGAGCACCAGGAACAATGGGAGGTTTAGGCCCTGCTGCAATGTTATACGGAGCAACAAGAAATCAAAATCCTTATGATTGGTCAACTGGAGAAAGCTTAGGAACTATTGGTAGTACAGTAATGGCTGGCCAAGCGTTGGCCCCACTACTTGGTATGACAACGGCAGCAGCTCCAGCAGGTTTTATAGGTCCGCTTACAGCCGCTGGTGGCACTGGTGCAGCAGGTGCAAGCATATTAGGTATGCACCCAGGACTTGCACTAGGAAGCTTGCTTGTAGGAAGTTTACTTTCTGGGCGCGGAAGAAAGAAAGCTAGAAAGGCAAGAAAACAAGCTGGAGAAGATATAAGACAACAACAGGATGATATTTACACGCAAAGAGCAGAAGCTGTAAAAGAAGGGAGAGACAACATGCAGGCTGATTTACTTACAAAAATGTATGACGAAAGACAGGGCAGGTATGATAATCAATACGGAGGTAATTACGATACTAGAGCTTATGCAGATGAAGGAATGAAAATGGAAAAAAATATAGTAGCTGAGTTTACGGGCAATGAGCTAATAGTAAATGATCAGAATGATTTAGAAAACGATATAGCTAGTGGAAACAATAAATCAGCTGCTAATAGAATTAGAATGGCTATGAAGGGAGGAAATATAACTCCAGGGGAAGAAACACACAAAGGAAACCCAATGCCTGTAGATGCGGAAGGAACTATCTACGCGGGCGGGGGCGCGCTACCTTTTAAAGCAAATAAAGGTGCTGGTATATACGATCATGCTACAGATCAATTTAAAATGGATATGGATGACGACACTATAGTTAAGGTAGTAAAAAAGAATATGAATAAGTGGAAATCTAACGGAATGGCATAATGGCAGATATAAGCAAAGAAATAGCAAAAAAAGATGCTCAAAAGTTATTTGAATCAATAGGGAAATTTACAAGCTCTGGTTGGGTTACTACAGGAGAGGAAGGAAATACATTAGATGAGGTAAAAAGAATTATAAAAAAATATAAAGACGGAAATGATTTAAATTTATTAGAATCTTTATATGAGGAAATATATAACACTGGGGTAAACACTACATTAAAAGGAGAATTTACTGGCCAGCAAAGATTAAAAGATAGATTAGAAAAATTAAAAAAAGAAAATCCTAATAGG